AAAGTGAAACCATTCCCCATCGACGAGATCTTCTCCATGTAAACGATCTTACCATCAACCTCGGCTTCCGCACTGCGGAGCCGCCAAAGGAGATTAAACCAATCCTCGGGTAGTAAATGCTCTACAAGTTTAACGGCGACCGTATCGGACGCAGACGACAAGTCCAGAGTTGCTGACGCTCCGGAAATCGACCCGTACAAGGCAGCGCGTTGATTCGCAGACTGATCTCGTATATCGATCCCAACCGTCCGTAGACGACTGGCAATGTAGTCCCCAAGACCGAGCTGGAACATCCCATTTAAGGGCGGCTCAGTACAAATTGCACGGTCAGTCTTGGCATTCTTGTGCACAAACGCCACCTTGGCCACGTCAATATCGACGGACACAGTGAGGTGGTCTTCATCCTGGTTTACTACCCAAGACTGGCTGCTCCACGCCGATACTTCAGCGAGGGCCGCTCCCAACAAAGGTTCGTTGGTCGCGGTACGGCCGGGTTCTACCCAGCCGGCAGCCATGTTTGCGCTACACGTTGGTGCATGACGCAGCTTTTCAAGTGCGCACGCATTTCTTTTTGGGACCTGCGTCGTCGCCCCCGGCCCGAACCTTGGCCGGATTTCGCCCAACGTTGGACAGTCACCTAGTACCTTGGAGATTTTCAGAGAAGCCGCGTGAAGGACGCGTTCCACTTCAGGGCGGAATTGAAACCGACCCTGACTCCAAGCCAGAAAACTATCGTTCGTTAACCTGCAGGCACTCTCAGCAGCTCTGAATTTCTCCAGGGCCACTGCCTTACGGTCAATCCCAAGGTCAATGTCCACCCTCTTTTGAAAAAAGGCAAGGCACTGACGTAAAAGGAACTGGTCGCTGGCACATAGACCCAACAGGTCTAGCTCGAGTGTACACAACAAGGAGTACTCACCGCTAATAACAGCAGCAAGCACATCCCCCCCCGCAAGCCACCCTTCAGGCGTTAGCCTGTCTAGGTGAAGCCGCACGAGCCTACCGAGGAACTCATTGGTAAGCTCCGTTGGGAGTTCCTGCTCGTAATTACTAAACAGGAACGGACCTGCTTCACAGCGGTCCTTGCTTCGCACGATACAACGTGACATGGCAAAACTCCCTACGTGTTGGTCTTAGGTTGGCATAAAGCCGTCGACGGCAGCATCGTGCACCACGCCAGCCCCGATTGGGGTGACAGTAGTGGCGATGTTGTTCAGGAGGTTCCGCAACATCTGGGCAGCGATCTTCCGCGAGGAAGACGTGCTTCGAGGGTGTGCGTAGCCTACCTGTTCAAACGAATCGACGTAAGCGACCTTTGGTGCGGCGGTATAACCGGCGGCGTTTTGCCCAGCCACGGATTCCATGACGGGGACGTTGACGCGGATGCGCGTTTCCACAACCTTAGACGGATGAGTCTTCTGCGTCAGAATTATCGACGCCTGAGCTTCATTCGGTACGGCGGAGTTGTTCTCCCGCCAGACCGCGATCCGATTACCCTTAAGATCTACCTTATTATCAACGGGGTAGAACGTATGGGAGAGAGGGGTGGAAGCACCGTCATAGACGGTGATGTTTGCTTGTTGAGACATTTGTTGCTCCTATGAAAAACGGTGGTTGCAAAGCCATCGCACAGGGTGTGTCACCTTCGCATAAATCTAGTCGAGACGTCTCGCGAGAGGCGTTGTTGGTCGACTAGGGCCCCGTCCTTGAAGATCGGGGCTACGCCGGTAGCACGTTGAGCCATGAGGGACACGCCATTAGCGGCCCTCTTCCAGGAGGAAATTGCTTCCCCCAGTGAATCGACAATCACTGGAAACTTAGGTTTAACTAGGTCCTGGGTGACCGTGCGCGAGAATGACATGCGCTCGTATCTCCTGGTCTCCTTCCAGTGCCCGAGGAAAACATACCCCGGGGCCGACTTAATACCTAAACCCGACCTTTCGACCTTGAAGGACGTTACAACTGTCCCTTTAATGTCGTCGGCCGTCCTCATCGCCTCGAGATATCCCCCGATTGGAACAAACCAATCAAAAACGAAGGACCACGGGAGACGTTCCCACGCTACGGTTGCTACCGTCCAAATGGACGGGACGTAGACGGGCGAAATTCGCGGACGATAGATCGTGATGGTGCAAGCGCACTTATCCACGATTTTCTCGTACGAGAATCCGACCCCCGACGAAAATGCCGGGAAGGGTTGGTACTGACGTTCGTATTCCTCGTGTACGGAAATACGATTATGCGGGCCAGGGTCCGTTGAAACTGACGCAAAACCCAGGTACTTCGCCCCATCCTCAACGTCACCGAGGAGGGGTAACCAGCCGTATGAGAGTTCTAGCCATACTGCACTAAAGGCTTTAGTAGCCTCTTTCCCACTCAACGTCCTCCCTACGCGTTTACCAAAACGCACGTAATAATCGAGCGCCTCCTGAGCCTGCTTGGTAGAAACACCAGACAAGTTTCGGAAGAGCCCGCGTGCATCAAGGGTCAACAGGGACTGCACTGCTCTACGGATACGGATCGCTCCGTCGCCGATCATCCGGGTGGCTTCACGGCCCTCGGCTGCGAACACTGCAGGGTTAAAACCACTACCGTACGCCTTACGGCGTATCTTCTCAAGGAGTTTGTTGTAAATCCCACTGTCAGGTGAACTTGGCAGTGCCGGTGTGTTATCCGCGTGAACGTTAACGCCGTACAGGATAGTGGGACTTCC